AAATGGCGTAAGTCTTGGTGGCTTGATAACTCAGACCTACCTAAGGAGTGGAATTTAGATGGCGAATCGTCTACAGCGTAGAGCTGCTAAATCTAAAAAGAAAAGAAGATATCAGGGATTAAGTAAGACGCAAGTGTTACGACCTGATGTTATCGATAGATAGAAAGGAACACTATGATACCTAATACATTTAGAGGGGTACTTGTACCCGCATATGTAAAAAGTAAAACACAGTTAGTAGCATGGGCGTTAGAAGAGTTTCAAAACTCTGACCCTATAACTAACTGGGAGTTTGTAACAGAGTTATACTGCCATAGATTTGGTGGGATACTATTTAACCTACGCAAAGAAGGTTATGAAATTACAACACTACCAACAAAGAAGAGAGGCTTAGTCAGTTATTACTGCACTAAAGTACCTTCACGAACTACCATTAGCTAATGATAGAATTTGTTTTAGCAGCGTGTCTGTGGGTAACAGCACCGACACCTGTTGAATTAACTGAGTACGTAGAGTGCCGAGAAACAAACTATGTGGTGTACTTTGTAAAAGAATGGCAACCTATAGTACAAAGTTATTTTAAAGATGAAGACGTTGTTCGTGCCTTAAAGGTTATTTACTGTGAAAGCAGTGGACGGCCTGCAGTTGTGGGACAAAACACTGACGGTACGAATGACGTTGGACTCTGGCAATTTAATGACAATACTTGGTCTTGGTTAAAATCTAAACTTGGTATAATAGGTGAACGAACAAATCCAGAAGTTGCTACAAGATACGCAGCTTGGCTAGTCTACAATGATGGCTGGCATCACTGGAACAGTAGTAAACATTGTTGGAAAGGAACTAATGAATAACGAGCAATTCAGTTATTACACAAACAAAAAAATATTAGACGATAGAAAAAATGACGTATCAGAAATTTATAACTTCCAATGTGAAGACTGTAAGAAAGCATACATTACAGACATAGGTTGGATGCATAAATGTGACGATTGTCATAAAAATTATTTTGAGGATTCAAATGACTAAAAAGAAACAATCAATAGATATAAATAAAATAAATATATTTAACAGTCCTAAGTTTATGAAAGTATGGGCGCAACAGTTTAGCAAAGCATGCGGTAGCGATACCTTTAATATAGCACCTGACACAATAAGTCTTAGGGTATTAATGGACAAGTTTGTTAATGATTACAATTGGCATCTTGCACAGTTAGGAGAGGAAGAATGAAAAATAGTTTTACAGATTACAGTAAAAAAATGCGTGATGCATCTGCAGTTACAACTGATGGAGAGTTAAAAGCTAGGTTTAAACACAGAGAAACAGCTGCAAAGTTAAGAGAGTTAGCTTCTACACTAGATACATTTGGAGGTAAAAGGTTTCTAGGTTTAACTAAAGACGATAAAGAAGTCTGGATTTCTTATACAGTTGACAGAGAAACATTAACTTTAGATATTAAAGCAACACATAACTTAAAAAATATTGCTAAAAAAGCACCTAAAAGAGTTACTGTAGCTAACGGTGAGCATGCACCAGATGATTTAATGAAAGCTAGAAGCATAGATACAGGTGCAGTAACAGACAGTACGTTACGTTACATGCAGCAATTACTAGACCTACCAAAAGCAGTAGGTACAGTCGATGGCAAGTGTAGTACACAGTTATTTATGTATGTATCTAATGCAATATACGAAGGTAAGTGGGGACTTCACGAAAATAAAGTACGTTGGATAGACGTATTAAAGTCTTGGAACTTCCCAACAGGAAAATACTTTACAATTTATGGATAATGCACCAACATACAGACCTTTACCTAAGTATTTAACAATACGACCTAGTAAAATAGAAGGTTTAGGTCTGTTTACACTTAAAGCTATACGTGATTTAGAGACAAGTATAGGTGTAACACACGTATTTATGGACGACAAAGGACAGATAATACGTACACCTTTAGGAGGATTCATTAATCATAGTGATGAACCTAACTGTGAAGTAAGACGACACGAAGGTACTTATGTTAATCATTTGTATCCTATTAAACCTATCAAAGCTAACGAAGAAATAACTCTTAAATACAAGATGTACACAATCAATGGATGATATAGCACAAATACGAAAAGAGGCCTTTAAAAGAGCTGGAAACGCGTGTGAGTGGGCAAATTGTGGCAGTAATAAATGGTTAGAGTTAGCTCATATAAAAGATATAGGTATGGGCGGCAACAAAGCACGTAAATATAATGTAGATAATACAGCTGTACTATGTAAATGGCACCATGATATATATGATGGACGACAGTCTATGGGTACTAAGGTAGCTTATAGAGAGTTGTTACAGGGTTATTTAAATAGATGGTCAGGTGTTACTTAGAACTTCTTTCGTATCCTATACCTTTAACACCAAATCTCATAGCATCTTTTTCAGAAAGACTAGCTTTAGTTAACATTGCTTCAGCGTATTTGTATTTACCTTCTTCGGTAGCTTGTTTAGCTTTTTTAAGATACATAAGTCTTTTTTTATTAAACATATTAGACAATGCATAAGATTGGTCCATACGTGACTCAGCTTCTTTTTTACCTGTGCCTTTATAATCTGGAACTGAATAAGGTAACTGCATTATGGATTTAACTTTGTTCCGTTATTAGAACGATTACGGTCTTGCCATACTTTTAAAATAGAAGGACTACCTCCAGGTAAAGCTCCTAAAAACATATTATCAGCACGTAAATAAATATCTTTAGCTACTGCTTTTGCTACACCAAGTTTGTTAGCAGCTATTTTTTTTTGGAAACGTTTAGTCATGCCTTTAATAGTCTCTCCACCTTCTAAGGAATGAGTATCACCTCTAGATTTAAGTTCTCTATAAGTATCTCGTTTGTCTTTATTTTTTGCGTACATTATTTACTCGCTGGCTTTGCTTTAGGACCGATTTGTTTTTTAGCAAACTCTTTTACAACTACTAACGCAGCAGCTCCACCAGATAAGGCGGCTAATTGTACAGCGTCAGCGTCAACACCTACTAAAGGTGCAACAGTTAATGCTGATATAAAAGCTTCTACAAATGTCCATACTGTTTTACTTAATACATCTTTGTATTCTTGACTCATTTTATAACTCCATGCTTCTGACCAGGGTGTCCACCGAACATCTTTCTTAAATGTACCATCTTGGTTTCTTTGTCTTTTATTTCTTTCAAACATTAGGCCTCTGGTTTTTTACTCCATTGAGAACCAGGTACTTTACCTAGTATATCTTCTATAGAGCTTTTTGGAAGTACTCCAAATCCATAGGTTTTACCTTTGAAAGTTCTGTGTAATCCTTTTATTAAAGGACCAGCTGTAAATATTGATGGTTTAATATCAGGTAATTCACCTGCATCACCAAATCCTGCACTTTGTCCACCTTTAGATTTAGGGGATTTAACTTCAAATGGTGTACCTAAATCTTTAGACTCTAGTCCAGTACCAGTTAATTGTCTATTGCCACGTTTACGAATCTCAGCATCTTGTAAGGCTTGTCTTGCTTTAAATTTATCTTCTATAGCTTTATCTCTTGCAATTTTAGCATCATACTTTGCACGGTCACCAATAGACATACCAGCTCTAATATCAGCAGCTTTATTAGCTTCATGAGCAGGAACAACTACTCTATCTTTCGTACCAGAACTTCTAATAAACATCTCTTGAGTAGAAACTTTTTCAAATTCATCTCCACTAACACTTCTAGTAACACCTTCATCAAAATCAAATTCTAATTTTTCCATTTTAATTTGTTCTTGAATTACTCTTTCTTGATAATCAGCACCTACTTTTTTATGTTCTATTGCAATATCTGCATCTGATTTAAGCATACGTTCTGATAAATATTCTCTAGCAGGTCCTGTACCCATAATAGGTTTACCTGTTGCAGTTGTACCAATTTTCATTTCAGGATAATTTATTTTACCAGTTTCTTTATCTGCTGTAATTTTACCTATAGGTGTAGGTTTAGGTTTTGCAGGTTCACGTGCAGGAGCAGGTTCAAGACCCATTGTTACAGCTTCCATAACATCAAACTTAACAGAGTACTTAGGTCCTTGAACTACTGGTGCTTGCTTTATTTGAGGAGGTCCTTGTATAGTTTTTCTAGCAATATTTTTTTCTTCTACTGCACTTGAATATGATTGAGGAAGACTTGCTTCTTTTTCTTGTAATACTTTAGTAATAGCTTCTTTTTCACTTTCAAGAAACCTTTTAGTATCTATTACTTTACTTTCATAATTTGCAGATTTAGCAACGCTTTGTGCTGTACGTCCTTGTGCTGGAGCTACACGTCCTGCAAGTCGTGCTAACTCTTTATCTGCAGCAGCTATTTGTCTATTAATATCAGCAAGGTTAGCTCTATCAGATTCCATAGCAATTTTATGTCTTTGGTCTTGTTCATAAGCTACATCAAAGGTTTCAAAACTAGGTCCTTGTGAACCTGGAGGTGAACCTGGTATATAATCTTCTTTCTTTGCCATTAATTTATCTTTCTGCCATCTAGTTTAGCAGACATTACTTGAATTTCTCCACTTATCTCTGACAATTTATCCATAACTGTACTTGTAAGTATGACATCATCAGTTGTTTTATTAGATATTTCTTTAATATCTCCATCATAATCTATATAAGTTACTTCTACGTCTACACCTGATTCTATTGCAGCTGCAACACGAGGATAAACAAATTTATACGCATCAACGCTACTGCCGATAAACCCATCTTTAGCTATACGGTTGTTAGTCTGTGAATTTCCTAAAATGAGACACCCAGCTGTATGCTCATCAGTGTTACCTGTATGCCATAATATGTGCTCAAATCCTGGTACATCTTGTACATGAATCATACCTTTATGGAAAGGTTTACCGTATTTACTAGCGTATCTGTTGTGAAATCCACCTTCTTTACGTAGTTTAAGTTTATATGTACCAGCAGGAATACGAGTTTCACCCCAAACTTTAACATCTCTTTGCTCATCTTCTAATGTGTAGGCTAGAAATGTACGTTTGTTATTGTCTATTTCAAATAGCAATCCTGATGTAGAGTCTTTACCACTACTAATTCTAAGCACTTCGTATTTCATTACCTACCTCTTTCCATATTTTACACCAACCATATGGTGCTACTTGTTCTTTGAATGCAATGCAATAGTTATTAGAATAATGTTTGCAATTACTACAATACTCACCAGGTGTATTACTTCTGTTAACATATGCACCAGGTAACGGCATTATTTCTTTTTCTTTTTAAGGATGCGTTTAATTTTTCCATTTTTAGTTCTAGCAAAAATATGTGTTTTAGTTTCTCTAATGAAAGTACCACTATAAGTTTTACCTCCCCACTGCCAGCTTACTTTTTTAGCCATATTACCACTTCACCTTATGTGACCAGTATCTAGCTGAAAATTTATCAGGACTACTATCCTGTGCATTATGTCTAGCATAATAAGATTTTTTACGTGCTTTATCTTTTTTAGATTTAGGGTTTTTACCTGCACCTTTAACACCTTGTTGACCAAATCTAATTAATTTTATTTCGTGACCTTTTTGTGCAAGGACAACATGTGATTTAGTTTTATGTTTAGGTGTACGTTTAGGTTGATTAACACCTTTTAATCCGTGTTTTTTAAGCATTGCTGCTTTTCTAGCTGCATGTGCCATATTACTTTCTCCATCCTAAAGTTATTAACCATATGCCCAATGTAATTATAGTAGCTAGTCCTGTTACTTGTTGTGCAGAACCAGTCAATGTAAGCGTAGCAATAACTAACCCAACCAAAGTCCAACTAAGGTTAAGTGTTTCTTTTATTGCATCTACAAACCAGTTACCTAGTTTTTTAAACATTGCCTCTCCTAAATACAAAAGC